ACAAGAATCTTTTAGAATCAAGAGAATATAATAATGCTCCACTGCATATGATTTGATCGTTCATATAAGTAATTATATTAGTATTCTAAAGACCACGTGCCGTTTGGATATTGACCTTCCCAAGAAAGTATCCATTCAGACTCGTCAAACTTGTATTGTATACCTGTGTTTAGATTTGTAGTGTAAATAGTTCCGTATATGCTTACGTCATTATCAGCATCAAATACAATATTCCAATTAGAACCATCCCATTCAACAATGTCGTTTGCACTAGCTATAAAATCAGTATTATCACTATTTTTCCAAGCATCAGCACCGTCAACGTTTCTTGTATCACCAATGTCGCCTAGTAATAGTATTCTAGGGTTTCCTGATAATCCTAAGTCTTGTGGGTTTGATTTTATAGGATCAATAATAAAATCAATTTTATTTCTGTCTCCTAAGCTACTAGATATTATAGTATCTGTTGGAAGTGTGTCTTCGTCCCAATCAATAATTGCTTCAGTATCATCAGTTGGGTTAATAGCGATGCGGCCTATAATATCATATGCCCAGTCGCCTCGTGTAAGTCGTATAGCAGTAATACCTGATTCAAACGTGCTTGGGAACGCTTTTAAATATTCAGACCATTTCCACCCACCAACTACTCCTCGTTTAACAAGTTTTGCTGAATTATTTATAACTAGCAATTCAGCATTTTGATAAGCTGTTGCATTTATATTTAATTGTCCTAAAGAGTCTTGCCATCTTTTATCTGTTTTAGTTCTTGCTACTTCGCCTGAAGGCGCAATAAAGATATTAGTTCTTAGATTAGATTCTCCATCTAATCCTACAACAGGAGTTTCTTCAAATATTTTAGTAATAATATCAGTTACTACTCCTAGTCGTTTTACTTTTGCAGGGGGACTAATATAAATTGGTGTAGTAAACGTTAATGTTGCTACATCAATTTCGCTTTCAGTTCCGGTAGGTATACTTCGACTGCTCCAGGCAACGTTGTCTAAATTAACAACGCTTATACTAGTCCAGTCAAGATAGTTATCTGTAGTTTGAATTTCTAAACTAGGATTAAACAACATTAATATTTGTTCAATAACTTGTAATTTTTGATCAGTATTAGTTGTCCAAATATCAACGTTTATAGTTAAGTTATACGGTGTAGGCATTAAACGCTCTACAGTATAATTTTTACCTTCGGTGTTTAAGTATTCTTGACCATTAGCATCGTATGCACGTTCTCTAATATTAACTTTATTAACATAACTAGAATCACTTGTGCGTGATCTATCCATTTCAAGACCGTTTACGTATACTCCCATTCGAGGAGCACTAGGAATTTTATTTTCACTGTTATCTCTTAAGATACTGCCTACTTGTCTAGTAATATCTCCGTACATAACAGGAACAGTAACTTTTTGCTGTTTACTGTCTGCATATTGAAATCCACTAAACATTCTTACTAACTGTGTAAGATATCTTCTAACTTGTCCGTCGTAAAAATGATCCATTAGTTATCGGCCCTTGGTCTAAGTGCTTTAGACAATCCTTGCTTCTCAGCTTCTCTGTTGTTATAGAAGTTAACCGTCCATTGTCCGTCATATTCAATTTTATCTTGAACACTAGCAATTTCAGGAAGCGTAATTAATACTGTATTATCACTATTGGATGTAATTAATCCTTCAGTATCGGCAATTACATAATTCTTTGTGTGTGTTGAAAACTTCAACTGTAAGTAAAGTGCAGTTACTGGATATGCAATTGATGTTGTAATTACAACATCGTCTTTTGAAAGGATAACACTAGCAGTTGCAACTTTTTCGTTATATACAAAATTATCATTATTAATAAACGAAGTTTTTTGTGTTTGCCTTGATCCAGTGTTACTCATTGTCATACGTTCTACATCGTTCATTTTAATCCAATTAGTACCGTTATACCTGAATAATCTTTTAGGCATAAAATCTGTTCGTAAAAAGTAATCACCTTCGTCGGCACCTGCAGGAAATTGTATTCCGTGGCCAAACGTTTCGCCATTGGGTGCTAATTCGTCCCCTAGTAAATATCCGTTATATCCAATCTTTGACGGAGGAACAGTAACAGACTCATTATTTACTTTTTCTATTTTTGCGGTACTGCCTAAACTAGTTGAGTCAACTTCTAAACTATAGTAATGACTAGTGTCGTAACCTGACTTAGGTGCATCAGCTTCTGCTTGATCTATTACAGCATCATTAATTTGCATTTCTCTTTCATAAGTAGAAAGCATATTACGTAATGTTGTTCCATCATCATTATCGGCATCTGCAGGTAAGTCTAATATGTCTTTAAATTCTTGCGAGTCTACTATTTGTTTTAATTTTAATCTATATAAATGCGGATACCAAGTTGGTGAAAATCCTTCACTAGCTCGTGTAACATCTTCGACTACATAAAATCTTTTTAGTGCTATTGCATAATCATTAGCTGCATACTCGTCCTTCATATGCGGCAATTCAATAACATCACCACTCATCATTTTTCTACCAAGAGTTTTAACACTACTATTGATAGGAATAGTCATATTCAACGTGTCATTATCTAAGAACATACCAAACTGACTCAAACTAAAATCACTATCTGATAGGTTATAGATACTACGCATTGTATAAATGTCTGGATCGTATTTACGATCTCTGTTTTCTAAAAACAACAAGTCTTGTATGTTTGTTTCTTTAACGGCATCATAACGAGGCTGATCAGCAGTTGCATTTGCTTCATCGGGGTTATCAGGACCAAGGTACTTATGAATATTAATATCAGTACCACCAATAGTGAACATCTCTGTGATCTGTCGATCTAGAAATTCATAGTCCTTACCCTTTTCTGGTTTATATAAACTTAATCTTGGCATACACATATTTATCGAAACGATAAATACTATGCAGAGGAACATATATGACACTAGCAACGCAAAAACAAGAAATCTTCGATTACGTACATACCTTCTTAGGTGGTGGTATGATTGATATTGAACTTGACCCAATTCATTATGAAACAGCTTTAACAAAGGCACTATCTCGCTTTAGACAGCGTAGTGATAATTCAGTTGAAGAAAGTTACTTGTTTATGCCGACGGTACTTGACCAAAACACATACACATTACCAGATGAAGTAATAGAAGTTCGTCAAATATTTCGTAGATCAATAGGTTCTAGATCAGGTGGCGGTGACGGTGGAACATTGTTTGAACCGTTCAATATGGCATATACAAATACATATTTGATGGCTAGTTCTAATATGGGCGGCCTAGCAACATATGATATGTTTAGTCAGTATCAAGAATTAGTAGGAAGAATGTTTGGATCATTTATTGAATTTAAATGGAATACTTCTACAAAGCAATTAACAATTTTACAGCGTCCGAGAGCAGAAGAAAATCTAATGCTGTACTGTTATAATTATCGTCCTGATTCTGAATTATTAAATGATTACATTGTTAAGCAATGGATTAAGGATTACACCCTTGCAAGTTGTAAACATATGTTAGGTGAAGCTAGAAGTAAGTTTGCTACTATTGCAGGACCACAAGGCGGGTCGACACTAAACGGCGATGCTCTTAAGAATGAAGCTGCGCAAGAAATGGAAAAGCTAGAGCAAGAAGTAGCTACACAAGTTACTGGCGGCGTAGGCTACAGTTTTACAATCGGCTAAAATTGCCCAACGTTAGCGCCAACATTTTGTTATAATGTAAATACAGTATGTAACAAGGAGAAGCTAATGTGTTCGCCCTATATACGTAAAGAAGCTAACCGATTTAATTGGATAATTAAAGGCAAGCTAATTGATCCATCCTGGTCCGACGACTCCGTCGAAAAAACTTACCATTCATATTTTAAACGCCTTTGGGGCAACAACGAAAGTTATCTCCACGAAGAAGGCTTTGATGCAGCATATGCAGAACGAGAAGCACAGGCGTACTTAGACGATATAAACACTATTGCTGTTTTGGGCGGGCATTTCGATTAAAGGTTGACTTTACTTACAAACTAAGCTATAATGTATTAAAACTGCATAAGGAGAGTTTAGTGATACCAAAGTTATTAATTGTAGGACACGGCCGCCACGGCAAAGATACAGTATGCGAGATGTTAGAAGCATACGAATATACATTTCAGTCATCAAGTAAATTCTGTTCAGAACTGTTTATTTTTGAAGATCTAAAAGATCAATACAACTATAAGGATGAAGAAGAATGTTACGTAGATAGGCACAACCATCGTACTGAATGGTATAATATGATTCATAATTATTGTAAAGACGACTTGGCTAAATTAGGTCGTAACTTGTTTGATAAACACGATATCTATTGTGGACTACGCAACAAACGTGAATTCTTTGCAATGCAAAACGAAGAAATTTTTGACTATGCTATTTGGGTAGATAGAAGCGATCACTTACCAAGTGAAGATCCTAGCTCTATGAGTATTGAACAATGGATGTGTAATTACACTATTGATAATAACGGGGATCTAAAAAGATTAGAAAAGAATGTTAATACATTAATTAAGACAATATTTAAAAATCAGGGACTAAGTCTCCCTGACGCCAAACAACTCCGTCTTTTTGCATAATACGCTGACAGTTAGCACATATTGTTTTTAAGTTTGTGGTGCGGCAGTTTTCTAAATTGCCGTCTATATGGAACACATTAAACTGTTCTGGGCGGTTACTATGATACCCACATTTCTCACAAGCGTCTTTTTTCTCGTATCCGCGTTGTTTCCATTTAGGTATACCGTGTCCTAAACCGTTACGCAAACAAGTTTCGCATAGCTTACGATAGTACGTTTTCTTACCTTTTTTGTAATTTATTGCGGCAGGCCGCTGTTTGCACTTGCATAATGGTCTCATACTGTATTTAGCTCACCTTTTCGGTACCTTTTTTAGGGTGGTTAATACACCGGTTTCTTAATTGTCTGCTAAATACTAGTAGCAAATTATAATCGTACAATAGGAGAACGACAAATGGCATTAACATCCCCAGGAGTAGAAGTTAAAGTAATTAACGAAAGTTTCTACACTCCGGCAGAGCCTGGCACGACCCCAATGATCTTTGTTGCATCTGCTTCTAACAAGCTAAATGCAAGTGGAACAGGAACAGCACAGGGTACACTAAAGGCAAACGCTGGCAAACCATATTTATTAACATCACAAAGAGATCTAGCAGAGACCTTTGGCGATCCGTTGTTTTATACAGACAACAACAATAATCCAATTCACGCTGGCGAACTTAACGAGTACGGCTTACAGGCTGCATATTCGTATTTAGGTGTAAGCAACAGGGCGTGGGCCGTAAGAGCTGATATTGACTTAGCAGAAATTGCTCCAACATCAGATGCCCCGGCAGCAACTCCAGCAGCTGGAACTTATTGGATCGATACACAAACTTCAGAATTTGGCATTCAAGAATGGAATGGCGCAGGCGTAACTACAACAGGTGGTCAATCGTTTACAGCTAAAACTCCAATTGTTATTACAGATTCAACAAAATTAACAGACGGATCACTAGTAGCAAACGGTACTACTGGTAAGATGCCAAAAGCAACTGTCGGAGCAATTGGTGATTACGCAGTAGTATTTGGTTCAACTGTTGTTAGATTATTCTACAGAAACGCTTCAGGCGTTTGGGTACTAGTAGGATCAGATGCGTGGACACTAAGTTGGGCAACAGTACGCGGTACTAAGTCAAACCCAAGTTTCTCACAGTCATCTACTACATTTACTATTAACGGAACTTCAGTTACAGTAGCACAATCAGATATTATTAACGATGTTGCAACTAACATTGTATCATTATTTCCAGGAGGAAATATTAGTGCAAAAGCAGTAGACGGGCGTTTAGAAATTTACAGTGATGGTACAGATAGTGCTTTAGCTGATTCTAGTGCAGTTGGTTCAATACTAATTGGCGGTGATGCAACATTACTTGGCGAATTAGGTATTGTGGGAGCTACATATTATCCACCAGAACTACATATTGACAAGCACACTAGAGTTCCTTCATTCAAATCAAGCGACACATATTCACGCCCAACAGGTAGTGTATGGCTTAAAACAACTGAGCCAGGAAAAGGCGCACGTTGGAGAGTTAAAGTATGGAATGACGCAACAAAACTATGGGACGCTGTTGCAGCACCATTGTATAAGTCAAACGAAGAAGCACTTAATGGTTTAGATAAACTAGGCGGCGGAGCAAACATTGCAGCAGGTAACGTATATGTTCAAGCAAACGTTGCTGGAGATGCACAGCCATTAGCAACATTTAAAGTATTTAGACGCAATGCAATTGCTCCAACTACAATCATTGGCGCATCAATTGGTAGCGGCGGCGTAACTGCTGACACTTATCAAATTGGTGTTCAAGCTACTGCTCCTAACTCAAACGTACTAAGCACTATTGTATTAACAGAAGTAATTACAACTACAGGCGCAAGTACAGATGCAGAATTAATTGCAGCAGCTATTACAAACGCTAACGTACCACACGTGAGTGCAGAAGTTACAACAGGCAACAAAATTGTTGTTAAACACGCTAAAGGCGGCGATGTTAAACTAAGTGATGATGCCAGCAATGCTGTATTAGGAAATATGGGCTTTGCACATTTTGCAAACGTAAATAGTGGCACACCTAACTTATACTTTGAAGCAGGCACAGATGGAGACACAACTCCATTACAATTACGTGCTAGTTTATGGAAAGCAACTACAAACTCTTCAGGGTCTGAAGTAGCATTTTATACTGCATCAAATGATCCAGTTACAGCACTAACTAATGATGGTGCATTATGGTACAATTCAATTGTTGACGAAGTTGACATTATGATCCATAATGGTACTACTTGGGTAGGTTATCAAAACTTTAGTGCAGACTATGGTGATTGTGATCCAAGTGGTCCAATCGTAAGTGCAAGTACACCATTATTACAAAGTGACGGTACTGCATTAGCAACAGGTGATCTTTGGATTAGTACAGCTGATTTAGAAAACTATCCTGCAATTTACAAGTATAATGCAGACTTACAAAATACTCCAATTCCAAATCGTTGGGCTTTGCTTGATAAAGCAGATCAAACGTCAGAAGAAGGAATTTTGTTTAGTGATGCACGTTATAACACAGCAGGCGCAAACAGTGGCACAGCAGGTGACATTGATACACTATTAACAAGCAATTACTTAGATCCAGATGCACCGGATCCAGCATTATATCCAAAAGGTATGTTGTTATGGAACCTAAGACGTTCTGGCTTTAATGTTAAGAAGTTTGTACGTGATGCAATTGACATTAATTCAGACAACGGTAGAAACGGCGACGAGGCAATGGGTTCTTACTATCCACACAGATGGGTAACAGAATCAGGTAACCAGGGCGACGGTTCAGGCAGCTTTGGACGTAAAGCACAGCGCAAAGTTATTGTACAAGCACTACAAGCAATGCTTAACTCAAACGATGACATTAGAGATGACGAATCAAGAATCTTTAACTTGATGGCAACTCCAGGTTATCCAGAGCTAATTGGTGAAATGATCACACTAAACTATGACAGAGGCCTAAGCGCATTTGTTATTGGTGATACACCAGCAAGACTTGCTTCAGATGCAACTTCATTAAACAATTGGGGAACTAATCAAGCATTAGCACCAGAAGATAACGATGATGGACTTGTATCAAGAGACGAGTACTTTGGTATGTTTTACCCTTGGGGCTTTACAAGTGACAACGCAGGTAATAACGTAGTTGTTCCTCCAAGTCATATGATGTTACGCACAGTTGCACTAAGTGATCAAGTTAGCTATCCTTGGTTTGCACCAGCAGGTACAAGACGCGGCGGCATTACTAATGCTACTGCAACAGGCTTTGTAAATGCAGAAGGCGAATTTGTAACAGTAGCGTTGAACGAAGGTCAACGTGATACACTATATGCACAAGCTATTAATCCAATTACATTTATTAGTGGTGCAGGACTTGTTAACTATGGTCAAAAGACTCGTGCAAGAGGTTCAAGTGCATTAGACAGAATTAACGTGGCACGTTTAGTAATTTACTTACGCTCACAGTTAAATCAGTTAGCTAAACCTTACATCTTTGAACCAAATGATAAGATTACACGCGATGAGATTAAACAGGCAGCAGAGAGTTTAATGCTCGAGCTTGTTGGTCAAAGAGCACTATATGACTTCTTAGTAGTATGTGATGAAAGTAACAATACTCCAAGCAGAGTTGATAGAAATGAACTATACTTAGACATTGCTATTGAACCTGTAAAAGCAGTAGAATTTATTTACATTCCGCTAAGACTTAAAAACACTGGGGAAATAGCAGGGTTATAAGGCATTAATTAGGCCCTTGAAATATAGGGCCTAAATATGCTAAATACTTGCAACAGGAGATAAAATAGAATGGCAATTTCAACACTATCAAAAATTACAGTTCCTTTAGCAACTGGAGACAGCGCATCAGCCCAAGGCTTGCTTATGCCAAAGCTTCAGTATCGCTTTAGAGTAACACTTGAAAACTTTGGTGTATCAACACCAACAACAGAACTTACAAAACAAGTTGTTGACGTAACTCGTCCAACAGTTAGTTTTGAAGAGATTCCAATTGAAGTTTACAACTCACGTGCATACCTAGCTGGTAAGCATACTTGGGAAGCAATTACGCTGAACTTACGTGAAGATGTAAACAACAACGTACAAAAATTAGTAGGCGAGCAGCTACAGAAACAATTCGACTTCTTCGAACAGTCAAGTGCAGCATCAGGACAAGATTATAAATTTACTACACGTATTGAGATCTTAGACGGTGGCAACGGAGCAAACACTCCGAATGTATTAGAGACTTTTGAATTATACGGTTGCTTTGTACAAAACGCTGCTTACAACACACTGTCATACAGTGCTAATGAGCCAGTAACAGTTACACTTGCAATTAGATACGACAATGCAATCCAAACTCCAGATGGTTCAGGAATTGGTACAGCAGTTGGACGTACAACAAACACTCTAATTACAGGCGGTGGCGTTTAATAAACTCCTCTAAGCCATTCATTATAAAAGGTCGCCTTGTGCGGCCTTTTTTATTATATACGTACTTAATATATAAAGATAAATATTAGTATGAGCAAGTTCAACGGTTTTTTAGATAATTTAGCTAACGGCATTTTAAGTCCAAAAGGTAATATGGCTGACTGGCAACACGCCTCACGGTTATATATTACTGACTCACAAAAACACGCACCTAAGCTGTCGTTTTCGTATCACGTAACGTTTTATCTTACAGAACAAGCAAAAAGTATTATTAAAGAAGTTGACCAGTACAAGCACGAAATTGGTATGCTTGTTAAACAAGCCGACTTACCTAAATTTACAGCAACAGTAGAAACTAAAAACAAGTACAATCGTAAAAAGAATGTACAAACACGTTTAGACTACAGTCCAATAAGTATTACATTCCACGATGATAACTATGGTGCAACAACAGCAATGATGGAAGCATATTATAGATACTATTATGCAGATGGTAATCATTCAATAAATGATGGGTCATACGGCAATCGTCGTACCGGTGATACATTGTATGATGGTCCAGGAACAAACACATTTAAATTTGGTATGGACAACAATACTCCGAATGTACCATTTTTTGATCGAATTGAAATTGCACAAATGGCTCGTAAGAGTTATACAAAATACACATTAGTAAATCCTATTATTTCAGACTGGTCACACGATACCGTGCAAAATAGTGAAAGCAATCCTTTAGAAAATAGGATGACAATTAACTATGATACAGTGTTCTATGATAGAGGACACGTAGAAGCCGGTAATAACGGTGAACCTTCTGGATTTGGACAAACAGATCATTATGATTCAACACCTAGTCCTATTACACCATTAGGTGGTGGACAGTTAGGCATTGACGGTATTTTTGGTACTGGTATTGACTTGTATGAATATATTACACAAGGTGCAAATTTTAACAATCCTTTAGAAGCAGGTATTGCTGGTGTAAATTTAATTAATAGTATTAGAAATAATGGCACAGAAGGTTTTAGACAAGGTGGTATGAGAATACTTACAAATGCAATTGGTAGTGCAGCAGGAATAGATGTTAGTGGAGTTTCACAAACATTCTTTCCTAAAACATCAGGAAACGGCGGAGCAGCTGGATCATTGTTATTAGCTACAGCAGCAATTGCAGGTGCTTCAGCAATAGTATCTAACAGTAGGTCAACATCAACTACAACAGGAGACACTAATCCGGTATCACAGGACGATGCAAGATTTCAAAACTTCTTAGGGCAATATCAATCAACCGGGGGCACCGGGGGAATTAATGGAGCAAGGACAAGTTATGATTCGCTGTCAACAGCAGCAAAATCATCGTTTGGTTAAGGATAAAAAAATATGTCAAGTTTACCACAAGAAAAACCAACTAATTTTAATGACAAAGGTGTTACTAAATTCTTTAACACATACTTTTCAAACAATATAAGTTTTCCAACAAGTCAAGTTGATGCAGTAGTTACATTCTTTACTAAGAGAGGATTTGACAAAACAGCAGCAATTAGTGTTGCAACTATATTATTACAACAATCTAAAATTGACGAAGTAAATGTATTTAAATTGTTAGACACACTAACCGGCTTAGACGAAATACAATTAAGTGCAATTGTTACAGAAGTGTTAAACTACAATAGACCTAAAACAAGTACACTAGGTTTTAAAAGATCCGAATCAGCAGACAAAATCGAAAAACGAAATATTGTAGCGTAATATGGCTAGATTTGCTCAGGGAAAGTTTACACCAAAGCAACCTGAAAAATATATAGGCACTAAGTCTCCTACATATAGATCAAGTTGGGAATTTCATTTTATGAAGTTTTGTGACGAACATCCTAGTGTTAGCAAATGGGCAAGTGAAGCAATACGTATTCCATATAAAAATCCACTAACAGGTAAACATACAATTTATGTTCCTGATTTCTTTATTGCATATGCAGAAAAAACTGGCAAACAAAAAGTTGAATTAATTGAGGTTAAGCCAGCCAATCAAGCAATACGAGAAAAAGTAGGTAAAAGTCAAGTTAATCAAGCAAGTTTTATTGTTAATCAAGCCAAATGGGCAGCAGCATATGCCTATTGTAAACAAAAAGGTATTACTTTTAGAATTATAACTGAAAATGATATTTTCCATAATGGCAAACGTAGATAAATAATAGTAGCATATAATGGAAGCCCTATGACAAAGAAACTTGAAGAACTATTAAACTTGCCTGATTCTAAAGAAATCATTAAAGATGCAAGACAAGAAGAGAAAAGAAATACCGCAGTTGTGCAGGCAGAAGATACACAACGTGATATACAAGAACTCGATAAGATTGCAAGTGCATTACCGAGCGTCAAAGGTCTTGGAGAAAAAGCAGATTCAGAATTAGAAGATATTGCACAAAGAGCGTTAAGTAGTTATGAAGACTTAATGGACTTAGGAATGAATGTTGAATCACGTTATGCAAGCAGAGTGTTTGAAGTAGCAGGCGGAATGCTTAAAACTAGTCTTGATGCTAAAGTTGCTAAAATGGACAAGAAACTAAAGATGATTGATCTGCAACTTAAAAAAGAAAAAATGGACAAAGATACTGTAAAAAATGATGGAAATATTGTAGCTGGAGAAGGTTACGTAGTTACAGATCGTAATAGTTTGTTAGAGAAACTAAAGAATATTGATAAATAATACAAAGCGGGAATTAAATATGAAAAATTTTACAGATTATCTAACTGAGTCAAAAAAGACTTATGATTTTAAAATTGGTGTTGCAGGCGATTATGCTGAAGACTGCAAAGCACATATGGAAACAGCATTAGGAAAGTTTGGCGTTGTTAAAATGACAGCTGGTAAAAGAGTACCAATTTCAAAACGCCCATTAGACTTTCCCCAGTTAGAAAATATTGATGTTACTTATTTTGAAGCAGAAATTACGTACCCTACTACTACATTAATTTTACAAGAGTACTTAGGCAAATGTTGCAATATTCCGCAAAGCAATATTATTGTACGTGATCCACTTGCACCACAAGAAGACTATCAAGAAGAAAAAGAAACTAAGCCATACGAATCAATGCTTAACACAGAAGATATGGGCGGCGAAAGCGCACAAGAAGCTGTTG